CGCAGATACAAAACTTGGATTACAGGTTCTGCCGGTGGGGCTGCTACAAGCGACCTCGATGCAATGGAGGTTAACTTCCTATCTGAGCGTTGCGTATGTACTTTAGGTGCAAACAACTTCGTATTATTCCGTTATGGATAATAGGTGGTAAATATACCGGGAGGGTGTCTTCAAAGACACTCTCCCTTTTTTAAATCTAATTAAATTAAATACAAAATGGCAAAAGGTACAACACCTGTAGACAAAGTCTACAAGTTGAAAATAGGAAATCCGCTATCATATACGTTAGCATCAAGAAACCACCCTCGATTCCCACTAATGTGGTTTGACGAGAAGAACAATGTCAATCGTGCATTGAGGTATTCAACAAATCAACAGTCCCCATTTGAGGACGAACAAGATGGAAATGCAATTATAGAGCCAATTATCTTTGAAGATGGCTTCTTAAGAGTTCCAAAAAACAACCCTGTATTACAGCAATTCTTACACTACCATCCATTAAATGGTACTATATTTGCTGAAGTAGATAAAGAAAAAGACGCTGCTGCTGAGGTAGAAGACTTAAACTTAGAAGTTGAGGCTCTAATTGAAGCTCGTCAGTTATCACTTGACCAAATTGAAACCCTTACAAGAGTAATGTTTGGAAAAGACCCATCTACCGTGTCTACTGCTGAGTTAAAGCGTGACATATTGGTATTTGCTAAAAGAGACCCTAAAGAGTTCTTAAATATATTAAATGACCCTGAATTAAAGTTTCAGGCTAAGGTTCGTTTATTCTTTGAAAACAAGTTATTGGTATTAAGGAATGGCGAGAAAGAAGTATGGTTTAATACCGCAACCAACAAAAAGAAGATGTTATCTGTTCCATTTGGAGAAGACCCTTATGAGATGGTAGCCCACTTCTTGCAAAGTGATGAAGGTATTGATTCCTTAAAAATGTTAGAAGCGACATTGGCATAATAGGTTTTGATTATTGATTATTGGTTAGAAGAGGGTACTTATTGTACCCTCTTTTTTTTTATGTATATTTGTAAAAAAAGAAGTAATGATAAACTCAGTAAGAAATACGGTGTTGTCTGTACTGAATAAGAATAACTACGGATACATCTCTCCTTCTGATTTTAATTTGTATGCTCAAAATGCGCAAATGGAAATCTTTGAGGAGTATTTTAGCAGTTACAATGCTGTTATAAATTTAGAAAATGCTCGTACCGCAGGCGTTAATTATGCCGATATGGAACAGCCAATTGCTGAGACATTAGAATCTTTTTTAAGAAAAGACTATTTATCTAAAATTTCAGCTAATAGATTCTCGGTACCTACTCCTACTACAACGGGGTATTATTCTTATATGATATTAGATGTTGAGTGTAAGCCTATAAGCCTAAAGACAGGCACTAACACAGCAGTTGTAAGTGGTCAATTAGTTGATAGTACTGCATCTTTTACTACCAATAATTTGTCAGCAGGAGATGTGGTAACAAATTTAACTACAAATTTAGTATCCACGGTTGTATCAGTGTTAAGTAATACAGCAATTCAGTTGGATTCAAATATATTTTTAGCAGCAGGAAATGCTTATAGTATATTCTCATCTGCAACTGTTGTACAAGCTGAGAAGGTTATTAATTCAAATATGACACTTCTTAATAATTCTAACTTAACTCCGCCTACAATTCAATATCCTTCATATACTGTACAAGGCACTGATTTGACTATATATCCTGCTACAATAAGCAATAAGGGTCAGGTTCAAGCTACTTATTTTAGGTTCCCTAAGGTGCCTAAATGGACATATATAACACTTAGTAATGGTGAACCTATATTTGACCAATCACAGTCTGACTATCAAGATTTTGAGCTGCCTCTTGAAGATGAATATAAATTAGTTACAAGGATTCTTCAATATTGTGGTATATCTATTCGTGAAACGCAGGTTACACAATTCAGTATGACCAAGGAGCAACAAGAAAATAACCCATAAAAAATAAGATATGGCATATATATCACAGTATCAATACTACGAGAATGGGGGTGTTACTCCCGAGGACGCCAATTGGGGGTCGTATCAATATGTTAGTTTACAAGACATTGTAAATAATTTTTTACTGATGTATTCAGGAAACCATTCATTGGTTAACAATGAGGAGCGTTATAAAGTATTATTTCACGCTAAGCGTGCAATTCAGGAGTTGAATTATGATGCATTTAAAGAGATTAAGGTATTGGAGCTTACGGTTCCTGATATGTTGAGATATATATTACCTTCTGATTATGTGAATTGGGTACGTGTTTCATTGTATAAAGACGGATGGTTACGTCCATTGTCTGAGAATATTCAAACGCTTTCATCTAAAGCGTACTTGCAAGACAATACAGGTCGTATTTTATTTGACCAAGATGGAAATGCATTAAGTCCTCAGTATTCAAACATCGACTTTGATAGATTGACTAAAACTAAAAAAAGTATCTACTTAAACCAAGGCAATCAATTCAATGGTGAATTAGGTTGGAACTATGATGGTATGTGGTACTTTGATTATAATATTGGAACTGCTTATGGATTAAATACAGAGACAGCTAATTTTAATCCTACATTTAATATTGATAGAAAAGCAGGAGTTATTAACTTTGATTCGTCAATGTCAGGTGAGTCTTGTATTCTTGAATATGTTTCTGATGGTATGGAAGGCGGAGACAATTCTTTAATTACGGTAAACAAGTTATTTGAGGCATATATTTATGCCGCAATTGAATATGAGATACTAAGTTCAAAACTTGGTGTTCAAGAGTATATCGTTGCTCGTGCACGTAAGAAGAGAAGAGCGTTGTTAAGCAATGCAAAAATAAGAATTAGCAATATTCATCCGGGTAGACTATTAATGAACTTAAGAGGATTGGACAAGCAAATAAAATAAAATGGCAAAATTCACGAGGAACTTTACGGCAGGTAAGATGAACAAGGTTATAGACCAACGCCTATTACCTGAAGGAGAATATATTGATGCTATGAATATTAGAATGGGTTCTACAGAGAACTCAGAGATGGGTGTTATTGAGAATACAAAAGGTAATACACCTCTTACTTCATTGGCGTATATTGACGGAACTCCGCTTAGTTCATCTGCAAGATGTATTGGTGCATTGCAAGATAGTGCTAATGAAACTATCTATTGGCTTATACACGACCCAAATTTTTCAGAAGGAGACACAGGTAAACTTGACTTAATTGTTTCTTTTAATGTCTATACAAATATATTAACCTATCACGTTATCTCTATTGATGATGGTGGAGGTGTTAATACTACATTGAATTTTAATCCAAGTTATTTAGTTACGGGCATTGATATATTAATTGATTTATTGTTCTTTACTGATGATTACAATGCTCCGAGATGTATAAACATCAAAAGGAACTATCCTAATCCAATTGGAAACATAGACCAAATCACAGCAGAGTCTTTGCTTGTTATCAAGAAGCCACCGGTAGAATCACCGAAGGTTGAGCCTATTGTGACTAACGGTCAAGAGAATTTTTTAAATACAAGATTTATATGCTTTGCATATAGATATAGATATATAGATGGAGAGTATAGCGCTACTTCTCAATGGTCTCAACCTGCTTTTGTTCCTAATCCTTTTAGCTTTAGTACTGAAAGTTTTTTGAACGATGGTATGACTAACTTTTGCAACTCTGCTATAATCACTTATAACTCAGGCAGTTCGCTTGTAGTTGGTTTAGATTTATTGTTTAAAACTGCAGATGGTAATATTATTAAGGTAATTGAGAAACTTGACAAGTCTAATTTAGGACTTGCAAATGATACTGAGTATCAATATACTTTTACTAATAGTAAAATATTTACTGTATTGTCAGAAGCAGAATTGCTTAGATTGTACGATAATGTACCAAGATTTGCAAAGGCTCAGACTATTATGGGCAATAGATTGATGTATGGCAACTATGTAGAGGGTTATGATTTAATAGACCAATATGGTGCTCCTGTTAAATTTGAATACACAACTGATTTAATATCAACGCCTATAGGCAATACAAGTATTGCTGATGGTGTTGATTCAGGTAATTACTCAATCAACGGAAGTGTGACAATTGCTAATGCAGTTGTTACGTTTGATTTAGCAGGTCAAAATTTAGTTTCAGGTTCTTCAATTAATTTAGATGTTAGCTTAACGCATTCTGAATTTACAGGCCAAGTTCCATTCCCAACTGAGACAACAGATATAGTTAGATTAAACTTTGCATTTTTCTTGTCTACTAATTATGCGTCAGTATATGATTTAGCTACAAGTGTTGAGTTTCAAAACGCAGTTGGTACTGCAGCCAATATTCAGCTTATTGCAAATGCTTGTAATGGTACAACTTTTACAGATGCATTTAATTGCGCTATACCAAATAACTTAGATGCTTTAATAAAAAGTGGAAGTGGTGTAAGTGCAGTTGGTCAAGGAATTAATATTATTACAAGTCCGGGTAGCAGTGAGATTGGTCTTCAATTGCCTGCTATGCGTTATGTTAATAATCTAACTACACCTACTCAGACAGTATATGAATATTACGAAGTGACATTTGCTCAGGCTACATTCCAAGAAATTGCAAATACACAAAGTTTACATAGCAATCGTGACTATGAGATTGGCATTGTATATATGGATGATTTTAATAGAGCAACAACTGCGCTTGTAAGTCCTAATAATACAGAGCATATACCTTGTGGATTGTCTGCTAATAAGAACTCTATTCAAGTAACAATACCTCCAACTCAATTGCCACCTGTTTGGGCTACAAGATATAAGTTTGTTATCAAGCCTGATGAAGAAAATTATGAGACAATTTATTGTACTATATTCTTTGAAGACCCATTAACCAATAATGCTTACTTCTTACTTGAGGGTGAGAATGCACGTAAGGTAGAAGCAGGTGATAGATTAATTGTAAAGGCTGACTCAAATGGTGCTACCACTTCTTGTGTGTATGCAACTGTCCTTGAAAAGTCATCTCAAACATCAAATTTTATAGAGATACCAAGTGAATTAGACCCTGACGTATTTATACCAATTCCTGCGGGAGTTTATATGAAAATTAATCCTAATAGTTTTAGTATTGTTCAGGATGAATTAGCTGTTATAGCACCGGGAAAAATTACGGTTACCTCTCCAAGAGGAGGAACTTATCCTATTCTTTTTTATCCAATGAATAGATATGACTCAGCTACTTCTGCTTGGGTAGATTATGATGTGCCTGCAGGAAGTAGAATTGTAATGTATATTAGACAATCAAGAGGAGGAGTTGGAAATGATTGTGAAGAAAGAAGAAATTTATTAGAAAAAACATTTGTATCAGCAAACTCATATGATAATATGTATGATTGGTTTGTTGGGGAAGATATAGCTCA